TTCACTATATCCATCTTCTATGAGAGAAAAAAACATTTCTCATGAAACTATTGTTACTAATGAAAAGTTCTTAGGTGAAGAAGGTGCTAAACTACTTGATCAAATGGGATATGATATAGAGGATGTCCAATATGATATCTTTAAAACTATCTTTAATAGTAATGGTGGTAAAAAAGATAAAATTAAGATAGGTGTTAAGACCGTTCGCTATGTACAGTACAGAGATGGTACTAAAGGTATTATCCCACAAATCTTAGAGTACTTGGTGAATGCTAGAAAATCTACTAGAAACAAAATTACATATAGAACAATCACTACTGCTTCTGGTGCAACATATATTGGAAACTTGATAGAAAAAGATGGTAAAGTCAAAGTAAAAGGTGATAAAGAAACTATAGATATTACAGGTGATCCAGTAGTGTCTAATGAAGAAACCTATAATAAATTTCAACAGAATGTCTTAGATGGTTTACAGCTTGCTTTTAAAGTTACTGCTAATTCACTCTATGGACAAGTTGGTGCGAAAACCAGTGATATATACTATAAAGAATTAGCCGCAAGTACTACATCTGTTGGTAGAAATTGTTTGTTAATTGCTAAGGAATATGTGGAAAACCCACAAAACTATCCGCATAAACTTAAGAATGGTAATACTATGTATTTAACTAATAAGGTTGTATATGGTGATTCTTGTACTGGAGATACTCCTATTATTCTTAGAGTAGATGGTCAAATTGTAGTAACCACCTTTGATGATTTCAACGATGATAAATGGGAAGCCTATACTAACTTTAAACCATATGAACTAGCATTAACCGATAAACAAATGATAAACACTGTAGCCAGAGATATACAAATATGGACACATAATGGTTGGTCTAAAGTAAGAAAAATTATTAGACACAAAACAGACAAAAAGATCTATAGAGTACTAACTCACACTGGTTGTGTAGATGTTACCGAAGACCATAGTTTATTAGATACAAATGTGAACCAGATTAAACCTAAAGACTGTAAAATTGGTATGGAGCTATTACATAGTATTCCTAAGGTTCCATTAGATAGAGAATATACAAGAGATATAGACTATATTTATAAAAACAGAGAACACTATGGTAATGGTTCATTTCAATCTATAGATAAGCTAGAAATTCAACGTGTTTGGTTAGATTTAGCATCTAGAGGATGTACCAATTTTGACTTAGATGAAACTGATGGATTATATATATTATACTGGGGTGATAACTTAGTATCTAAGAATACAATAAAACAAATAGAATTATTACATTATTCCTATACTGACTATGTATTTGATATTGAGACTGAGGAAGGTGTGTTTCATGCCGGTATCGGATCTATGATTATCAAAAATACTGATAGTGTGTTCGTTAAGTTCCAGTGTTTAGACGATGAGGGTAAACCATTAACTGGTAGAGATGCACGTATAGTTAGTATTAAACTTGGCATGTATACAGACGCTGAAATCCAACGTACTAAACTTAAAGAACCACAAGTATTAGAATATGAAAAAACCTTTCATCCATTTATCTTACTCACTAAAAAACGTTACGTTGGTAACTTATATGAACATGACCCTGATAGTTTCAAGAGAAAAAGTATGGGTATTGTCTTAAAGAGGCGAGATAATGCTCCCATAGTAAAAGTAGTATATTCTGGAGTTTTAGATATTATCATGAAACAAAATGATATTAGGGCCTCTGCTACATTTCTTAGGAAAACCCTAAGAGATCTAATTAATGGGGTATATGGTTTAGATAAATTAGTAATAACGAAAACCTTATCTTCCTATTATAAAGACCCAGAAAAAATTGCTCATAGAGTATTAGCAGATAGAATAGCGGAAAGAGATCCTGGTAATAAACCACAGGTAAATGAACGTATTCCATTTATATACTTTGATACTAGTAAAATCAAGACAGATAGAAAATTACTACAGGGTGAAAAGATAGAAACCCCAGATTTTATCAAAGCTAATAAACTTGCTCCAGACTATGAAACATATATTAATAACCAGATCAAAAAACCTGTTACCCAAATATTTGCCTTATGTTTAGACCAGATACCTAACTTTAAAGGTGACCTAAAAGAATATGATAAAATGTTTGACTCATTAATAGCTGCTGGAGTAACTAGAAACACTGCTATTAAAAAAGTTTTGGAAGCTAAACGAAAAGTAGCAGAACAGTTATTATTTGGTGATATCTTAAGGGTATTAGAGAATAAACGCAAGGGAAATAATGAAATTAGCCAATTCTTTAAAAAATAGCTTTAAAATATACTTTAAAAAACCTATATATAATATAAACTATATGTCCTATTTTATTTTATATATAGTAGCTCTAAGTATACTAATAGTTATATTAGCAACGGTTAATTCTAAAAAGCAACAGGTAGCTTTAGCAGAAGGATTTGAGGCTAGTTATAGACCTATTCATCTCCAACCATATGCTGATAAATACTATGGAAAAGAAAGAGTAAATCCTATGGAATCCATTCCTATAGACTACCAGGAAATAGAATATAGAGACGGTGCTAATAGCGATAAACACTACGCAATAGATAATAATAATCATAGTAACTACTGTAAAGAACATCCCAACTGCTACCCATGTCCTGGTTGGAAACTATCTATGGGTAATCCTATGTGTAACTAAATAGTTTATATAGTAAATTAATCTATTATATAAACTACACAATTATCACATTATATTTAGCTAATATTTTATTAGGTGTTTTATCATATCTATATTTAGTTTCTAATGGAGATTTATACCAGTATTTTTCAGCCTCACTTTCATCTTGAATATAAACTATAGCTCCGTCTATAATAGCTTTTCTTATAGATTCTGCGCTAAATTCATTTTTAAATATAATTGATATATATTTAGCACTCCAGCCTGATAAAGATATTTCAGATTCATTATTATCAAAAACTACAACTACTTTTTTAGTTTTTCCAACTAAGTCCTCATAAATAATTAGTTTTTGTCCATCTAGTTTACCACGGTTTTCATCTATCCACTTATCAAAATATGGCTTAGCATTTTCTGCGTCTTCAGATGACTTCCTTCGTCTATCCTGTTCGTCTTTTGTCATCTTATTCCATATATTTTCATCTATCCATATCTTTTCATCAGTGCTTTCTTCAGTATAAAAGTAGTAAAAGTTACCAGTCATTCTATGTTTATATTCAGTAGCGGATATAACATTATTACCTTTTTGTCCAATCCACTGTAGATCACTTAAATTAACTCCATATTTACTAAAAAGTATCTGGGTTTTTTGTTGTTTTTCTTGTTGTTCTTTTTTATATTGTTCATCAGCCATCATACTAATATTATAGCAGTTATCTATTTTAGAAAACATTATAATAGATATATGTTTATTATTTTTATATTTAAATCTTAGCACCTTTAGAAAGGTTTTCTTTAGCCCATAATGGCTGTAAATTTGTATAATGAAAGCATTGTTTTTGTTGTTCCTCATCTAATAGGTTAAAAGATGAACATGGTTTAATATGGTCTATATGCCATTCACCATGATTTTCCCAAGTCATCCCATCCTTAAACTTAGCTTCAAGAAATCCTTTTAGGTGGCTAATTGAGCAACCAACCAATTCTACAGTTGCTTTATTTTTGTAGGCAGATTGGCTCTTAATAGCAGAACTTAATCTAGACCTTAGAGTTTTTAGTAATTTAAACTCTGGGTCAGTAGCTTTTCTATTAGCTTCATATTTAATATAGTTTTTAGTTAAAATAGGTCTATTTTCTTTCCTCCAAGATATTATACAATCTTTACATTCAACTCTTAGTTTATCCCAGTGACTTTCGCTTTTATTATAGTTATCTAGTGGTTTCCACAGTTTACATTTAGAACAGTCTTTGCCAATAATACCTTCTACTATTTTATGCGGTTTTCTCTTAGCAGATGGCTTGCCTTTACATTGGTCTTCAATATTGTTGTCTTTTTTAACAGCTTCCCAATCTATTTTTTCGTTATTAACGATAGCTTTTTCACTTTTAAATTCATATCCACCAGTAGTAGTTAGTGAGCCATTTAATACTTTGTTCACATTAGCCGCATATAAATTTAGCTGTTTTGCTGCTAATAGTTGAGAATCAAACTGTAGCCATTCATTATCTATTCCAAATCGTCTAGCATATATATAGGTTTTCTCTTCTTGTTCATTATTATTGTTTCTATAGGTTCTATTATATAGTGAAACAGTTTTTTTATTGTTTTCTCTCCATTGGCGACTAACGCTTCTACAGTCCTCACATTGTTTATATTGTTTGCTTTTTCCCTGGAAATCTTCTAATGGTTTTTCTTTATTGCACTTGCCACAAATATTCATAGCTATATAAAATATACTATCTATTAGATTTTATATAGATATTAACTACAATTATAAAAAGAAGGGTTATAACATATTAAAGATTTTTCCACCTCTTAGGCGAAGCACGAGATGGAGTGTGCTTTCTTTTTGGACGTTATAATCAGCTAGGGTTCTACCATCTTCTAATTGTTTTCCAGCGAAAATTAATCTTTGTTGGTCTGGGGGAATCATTCCCACCTATAGATTTCTCTATAGGATTAGACTGTATCTTAAGCTATCACTGAAGTTGATTAAGCTTCTCAAGCCTACATCCGTGCGGTCGTTGTGGGAATACCATATTCTAATCATAGCGAACTTAGGTATTTTACCCGCGGATTACCCAATCTTAAGTGTTATTACGATAAACTAGGCCATTAACCTGTATATTACTATAAGTTTCCCTATAATAAGACGTAACTTAAGCTCTAAGGGATTTCCCGACATTATAAGATGTATCGCATTAATAGATTAACTATTAACACTAGCCACTGAATTATGATTTAATGACATATTCTTTTAAATCATTTTGGATTCTAAAAGTTTTTCTACAACTAGAGCCAAAATAGTTATAGCTTGTGACTTTTCTAGGCATTATTGTCTACCTTCTTTATCTTGGATTTTCTGTTTTACGTTTTCGATAGTATCACTAGATTCTACATCTAAAGTAATAGTTTTACCA